ATAGTAGCTTCTCCTCAGCGGATTGTTGGAGGAACAAAACCTCCTCAATACCGAGTGCCTTTAGCTCCGCAGGGAACGAATTGAAGCTAGTAGAGCCTCCTCCGTTACGAACGTGTGCTTGTGTAAGAATAGCGAGGCTTACCTGCTCCTCTTGAAAGGAGAACTTCAGGAGTTCCTCAGAGCCTACAAAGCGTGACTGAAGGACACGAGCGGCACGTATAGAGATGTAACGACGAGCTTCCTCTGGGAGACTTGTGTTGAAGTCTTCGCTAGCTCCACTACCACTGTTGGCGTAGAGCGATATGCTACTTCCAGAAGTGTTAAACCACCACCCCTTGCTTTGGACATCACGACTGACTTCCTCAATGATTTGTTTACTGAGGACGACGTTTGTCGAGGTGTTGTTAGGTGCATCTACGGGTGTTTCACCGATGCAACTCAATCCGATGTTTATGGCATCCTTGAGGGAAGTGTAGGTAGTATTTACGTCTGTCATTTTTTATGCGCTAGCTAATTGAGTTATGGTTCCTGATGAACCTCTAAAGTAAAGTGCTCCGTTGTGGACGTAGATAACGCCTCCACCAGAGGGAGTTGAGGGTGCGCTGGAGTTGGATATTTTGATGGTCCCGTCGGCTTGGATACGCATACGCTCTGCGCCGTTTGTTTGGAACTTCATATAGTTACCACCATGGTCATACTGAACATAACCAATATATTCGCCTGTACCACTAGTTGTGTCACTAAAGAAAAGACTTCCAACACTGCTTGAACCAGACCGTAAAGTAATTCCGCAGTGACCAGAATCTGCTATTGTTAGATTATCTGCGGTTGACTGACCCTCAGTGGTTGTGCCAAGAAGTAACCGACCTGAGCTATCAATCGTAACAGTCCCGCCAGTTGACTCTAGGTAAGCTCTATCGAGTTTAGCAGGTGTAATAGAACCATCTGCTGGAGTTAAGTTCACATCGCTTCCGAGCTTAGCGGCTGTGACTGCTCCGTCGGCTATCTTAGGTGTAGTGACTGCACTGTTAAGGATTTTAGTCTCCGTAACTTGTCCGTCTGCAAGAGTATTGGTGATACCATTCTCTGTAATCAATTCGTTGATAACCGCCTCTTGGACGTCTTCCATGTCATCTTTAATAGCCATAAATCATTGGGGTTAAATTTAAAAAGAGCCCCCAAAGGGATTAACCAATGGGGGCTCAGAATTAAGCGATTAGCGTACTTCTACAGCACACTCAGGACGCAAGACGCCGTGGCCCATTGCATACTTTGCAACGAACAACGTACCTTGACGTTCGATTTGGTACTCGGACTCTGTAGCGAGGTCGAGGAGCTTAACAGTACCGATAGCTTCACGCGTACCAGCGAGGATACGAGTAGCAGATAGGTCACCGTTGTAGCCAGCACCGTTAGCACCGAACACGTCATTCTTGACAGCCGAGCTACCGTCACCAGTAGTGTCAGCAGAACCGTCAACAGCGACAGTGCTGAGGTGGTTACTCTTGACGAGGTTGATACCTGCGACTTGAGCAATCTTACCAGTTGCGATGTTACCAACACCACCAGCATCACGGTTAGCAGCGAGAGAAATCGCGCTGTTGTCCGCAGTGATGAGAGTGTAGTAGTCAGCAGGGCTCAGAAGAGCAAAGCGACCGTCATCGGTTACATCCTTACCATCGAGAGTCTCAGCGATGCCATAGAGGGCGTCGATAAGCTCAGCGGCAGTAGCGTTAGCACCCGCAAAGAGCGAGGAGCCAGAGCCAAGAACCGAACCAGCTTGACCGCCAGAGATGGTCGCAGAGTCGCGAGCAGCAGCGGCAAGGGTCTTCATGGTTGCGAGGTCGAAGCGTTTCGCAAGGGCTTTACCAAGCTCCTTAGCGTAGATGCTACGGACGTCGTAGTGGTTCTTCAGTTCATCAATGTTGGCGATGAACGTGGATGAGATGAGAACATCATCAATAGAGATGACACGCTCAGCATGTTTGATTGCAGACAGGTAGCCATTACCAGCGTCAGCGATATTCTCGCCAGCGGTGTGGTAGGCTGCAGTTGCGATTCCTGTTGCTGGGAATTGTGCAGATTTGCCGCTCTGAATAGTGCGCACCATGTGCAAATCCTTCATCACGTTTTCTTCTTCAAACGTAGTTAGGATTTCACCAGAGAACACCTTCAGGAACAACGCATTTGAATCACCAGCAGCGTTTACTTGTCCCAAACGGGACGGACTTGTGTTGCCATTAGCCATAGTTTTGTTTCCTTAGTTTTGGATTATTATTTGGGGGTTAGGTGTCCGTGGGCTTGGTTTGCTAGTCTAAGATTATCCTCCTCAAAGGGTCTTACGCTACTTCTTGCTTAGGGACGGAAAGTTACTTCTTTTTTGGAAAGCCCTTCTTCATATTAGAATAGGCTTTATCGCTCACTGTAGATTTCTTTTTACTACGTGAGATGCCGAGTTTACGGCGACGATTAATGTTTTTGTATAGACTCATATCAGCATTTCCATTTACGAAGGGCGAGAGCTTTACGAGTGGGACGTCCTTTGGAGTCCTTCATTGGACCCTTGACTCCACTCATCCTTGCACAGAAGGAACGCTTTCTTGCGCCGCCTTCGGGCTGGGGAGCTTTTAGGTTAGAACCAGTCTTACTATTGTAGTAGTCTCTGCCTTTCTTGGAGAGACCTCCACTCTCAGACTTATGTTCTTTCCGTAGGCTTACGCCTTTTCTCTTTGCCATTTATGTAATTTATAATGATTGGGGTTGCCCTACGTTTGTAGGTATTAAGATTAAATTGTTTCTTGTCGTTAATGGGGTTCTCTACGCGCCTCCATGCACCGCCTCCTCCGTTCCAGATGAACAGCAGGTGGTCAGCCGTAGGTGTAACACCAGAGGCTTTAATGTGCTTTGCGTAGTGCTTTAGAACAGCATACGCGACCCTCTGCCCGAACGCTGGGTCAAATACGTCCGTATGGGAGGCTTTAGAACCCGTTATACGGTTGTAATCCTCTACCATTACCTTGTGTATCTGGTAATGGCCGTAAGCAGCCCCGTTGTCGCCCACTACATCGTGAGGACTGTCGGGGTAAACTTCCCACTTAGGGATAAGCTTAACGAAGTCTTCTAGTGTTATTGAGGTAGATGCTGGACAGCACCCTGCCAATAACAACAACAGAGCTGTTACTTTATAAACCATTAACGAACCTGTGAGGAGCCGAAGTAGAAGCCAATGATGGCAAGCATCGCTTGGCGAACTTCAGGGAGTAGAACGAAGCCGTTCAGCGACTCCCAGCTACCAGCACCAAATCCGAGGAGACCAAAGATGCCTCCGAGTCCTTCTTTCTCTACGGTTACAGGAGTCCCTAACAATGAGAGTAGGAAGGGAGCTACAATAACAGCGAACAGAACAAAGAAGACAAAGACACGTCGAATCCACACACCACCACGAGCGGCTGCTTTGTCGGCAGATTCATCGGCGGCTGTCTGCTTTTGAAGGAGCATCTCAAAGTTTCGAGTCTGAGCTTCTCCTTGTGCGGCAATCAGTTTCATTACGAATCCTGACACACCACCACCGAGCATTGCGATTAGTTCAATAGGCATAGTTTAAGGGGGTTAAAGTACGTTGGATACCGCCAAGCGTTTCTCTACATTCGCACGGAACGCTGGGTCAGATGAATAACGAGGGTCACGCATAGCTTCAGTTACCTGAGCCGCAGACCCGTATGGTTTAACAGAGGAGCCACTTGTGCCACCCTGTGCTAGTTCTGGAGGATTACCTCCCGCAGAAATAAATTGAGCATAGAGACCTTTGACAGCCATCTTAGCTTGGTCAACCGAACCGTTCTCAACAATAGAGTTGAAACCATCTAGGTCGCTGTCGCTAAGGTTATCAGAAGCCCACTCAGCCATAGCGGAGTAGTTAGCGTTGCCTCCTACTTCGTTCTGCACTTCCAGAGCCTCAGAGGTCGCAATGGACTCCTGACCACGGATGTAGGCTTCCACCATATCACGGGAGATGCCTGCCTTCTCAAGTTCAATAAAGGACTTGTCAGACAGCTCACCCTTCTCGGAGAACTCTTGGGAAGCACCAGAGATAACCTCTACTGTCTTAGAGCTAGGGGCTTCTTCTGTCTTGTCTTCCTTCTTGTCTGATTTACTGGACTGTTTCTTCTGAAGCTCGTTGTAAGCTTTCGCTAGGTCTTCAGGAGATTTAAACTTCTCATCGAGCCACTCAGGACGTTCCTCGGTTACTTCCTCTTGGGGTTCCTCCGCAGGGGTTTCGTCGGTGTTACTCTCGATGGTTTGATTACGTTGTTGTGCAGCTTCTTCTTGCATAGCTGCCTGCTTTTCGAGCGAGATGTTTTCTTCCTCGCTGGGTTCATTTACTTGAGTTGAATTATAGTTAGCCATTATACCTCGCTTGGTTGTTGCTGTTGAGCGGCGACAGCTTGGTCAGACATCGCTTTGATGCCTGCGGGTCCTAGCTTCTCCGCCATTTGTTGTTGTTGGGCTTGTTGCATTTCTGCACCCATTTCCTCAGCCGATTTAACCAGCCCCTCAGTTTTGATACCGAGAGCGATTGCACGACGTTTGAAATATTCTGATACCTGTACGTGACCTGCCACAGCTTCAGGACCAACAACCTGAGCGGCTCCAGCAAGGAACAGGTCAAGTTTCTGTAGGTCGTTACCACGGCCGAGAGCCTCAACACCTGTAATGATGATTGGCTTAACGACGTCCTTGGGTAACTTAGGAAGCTTGTTCTTCTTGTTCATCACTTCCATCAGACGGTTGACCAGAGGTAACTGGAGTTCCATCGAGAGGAGTGAGTAGAGACCACCAAGGGCTGTCTCAAGTTCCTGTCCAAGCATACGGATTTCCTCAGCGGTTACACGTTCAGCTTGGCGAACAACACCACTGGTAAGCAGGAAGGAGTGACCGAGGCGTTCCTCAATCTTCTGGACGCTTTCCTGTACCACACGGAAGTCATTAAACTTCTCTAGCTGAAGCACAGAGATGTCCTGAGCGTTACCTTGGGCGATAGCACCATTAGGACTCTCAGCGAGCGTCTTAGCACGAGTAGTACCGTTAGGGTTCACTAGGAACAGAACCTTAGCCGCCGCTGCCGACCCTTCAACAAGGGACTGGGAGAGCGACTCAAGGGACTGTAGGTCACCGAGGTATTCCTCGACGTAGCCACGTCCGTAGTCCTCACCGTCGATACGGGAGAAGCGGAGTGGGATAAAGGGGTTCTTGTCGAGAGCGAAGAAGCCCTCAGACTTAGGGATGACGTTGCCGTTGATTTCCTGCCAGACCTTCCAGCCTTTTTCTTTACGGCAGACAGCGGTGTAAAGGTTTACTTCGTCGTCAGCTCCACCTTCATTAGCACCAGCTACTTCTTTCATTTCCTCAGAGAGGCTCATGTAGCTCAGGGTTTCCTTGGTGCAGATGTAAAGAGCATTGCCCATTGGGTCACGCTCAACGCAGAAGCGGTCGAGGTGGAACACACGAACACCCCCGTCTTCGGGGACATACAGCAAAGCGTTCCCTGTGATTACAAGGTGCTTTACGGCTTCGTGTATGGCTGTGCGATACGAGCCACGGCTGACCTCCTCCATAAAGGTTTCCTCTACTTGTTGTAGGGAGGTCTCAATCTCGGTGATGAGTTCTTCGGGTGCTCCTTCTGAGCGTAGCCCGTGCTCATCTACCTGTAGACGGAAAAAGGGGGCATTGGGTGGTAGGAGTGCTAACAGTAATTTAGATGCGAGGTTATTTACTCCGCGAGCCCCAATGCCCTGAAAAGGTGTCTCCAGACGACTGTGGGCTCCAAAGCCCTCGTCTGGCATTACGTATGGTATAGTGAGTTTAGAAGCCGAACGTGCACGGTCTAAGTATTGATACCGCTTCCCCTCAAGGGAGTTGTATAAGGCTTCTGCTGTTTTACTCATAAAATGTTTAGTTAAGTGTTATCTTCGATGGTGTCGGGTATAGGGTAACTGTCAACGACCGTCGCTTCTTCAAGCTCGTCTAGGTCATACTCCGAAACATCCAATGCCCACTCACCATCAGCAGTAGGGACTGGCTTAGTCAACCAGCGTGTGCCTATGCCTTCCGTCCAGTAAGCGTAGCCAATTTCCTTGCCTTCTTCGTCGGCACGGTCACAAGCGTCTTTCTCGGTTGGGTAGATTAGATAGGGCATTAGTAGATGTCGTATTGATTGTTAATGTTAGTTTCGATGGCTTCACGGT